AAAGTACGCCAGCCGAACACCATCCTTGGGGAAAGAGCTGTTGTCGCTGGTCGTCCAGCCAACCTCATAACCAGACAGCAGGAATACTTTCGTGCTCAGGCCATTGGAGCCGGTGGCAAGGCTACCGCCGGAACCAGTGCCGTTCTGGTACGGAATCTTGACCTGCTTGATAGCGTTCCGAATATCGGAATCGATCAGGCTGTAGAACGTGTCGTTCAGGTAGGTGTGGATGCCTGAATCCTTGTACGAGTTACCGTTACCGTCGCCGAATATGTACTTGGCTGCTGATGCATCCTTCATCAGCAGCCAAGTACCGTTGCAGGATGCATCATAGACATTACCGGGCAAGCCCTGATGCACCACCAGCCAGTCGTAGTCCTTGCCGTCCACGGCGATTTTGACAATGCTGCCAACAGCTTTCGTACTCAGTTTTACTTTTGCCATAGAAATTCACCTCCTTACTCAAAATTCAGTCCTTGCCAGATCGGCGTTCCAAACGCCGGCAACGGTCAAGCCGTCCAGCGTCTCAAATGTGACCGTGAACGGATTGCCGGTGACGGAGGTATTGATCATCAGCTCCAGCAGAGCCAGCCGGGCGGACACGTCGGAGATGCTGTTCTGGATGGAGTGGTGGGCCTCCTCATCGTCGTTGTGGGCATCTACGAGCTTCTGCGCTTCCTTCAGGAATGCCGGGAGCATCGTGACCGAGCAGTACTGTTCCACATCTTCCGCCGTCATCCACGCCTCGCATTTGTAGTCTACGGTGACTCCCAGCCCTTCGCCGATGACGATGCACACCGGGAAGCGGCGGACATCTACGCCGGTGTTGGATGCAGCGCTGACGTACTGCGGGTAGTCACCCAGCGTGCCATAGTAGATGAGGACTTCGCCCTTGTCCGGGTCAAATGCGAACACGCCGAACTCCCGGAGCCAAAATCCGTGGTCAAGACCGCCGTTCAGGTCGGAGCGGTACTCCACGATCATGCGGACGCTGGCTCCATCATAGACCGGCGCGGTCGATGTGCCAGCGGCCACCGGCTCCACCAGCGCGGTCATCGTGGCCGGCTTCACATCATCCGGGATAGTGCCGCTGCCCACCATAATCTTGGAAATCGGGAGCTGCTGCCCGGCAACCAGCTTGGCAATCAGCTCTCGGCCGCTGTCAGTAACAACAAAGCCATAGTAGCTCATAACTCATCCTCCTCAAGTTCAGGCAGTTTTGTCTGCGTGATGTTCTGTGCAGCCGGGACCGGCAGCACAGTGTCGATGAATGCTTCGCCGGTTTCAATCTCCGGCAGGGTCGTTGTCGTATAGCCCCGGCCCAGAATGCCCTCGACCGGCACATCTGCGACCATTTCAGGAGCCTCGGTGTTCGCAACCACCAGAATTGCCACACCCGCCGCCTTGATGAACGGAGCGTTCAGCAGTTTTGAAACGTCAGCCTCCGGTGTCAGGGCATCTGTTTCAAAAATCATGGTGGCCGGGATGGCCGGGTCCTCGCGGTAATGCAGGGGCTTGTCCCAGAACATTTTGAACGCCCGGATGATGTCATAGTAGGTGCAGTCGTTGGTGTTCTTCCAGATTTTGTATATCAGGTACGTCCGGTAGGCATCATCATCCAGTACATACACAGATTCTTTGGCGCAGGCCAAAGCACCAGCTTCAAGGCGGGTCAGAACCGCATTGTCGCCGATGCCATCAAGCTGCTTCCCAACTATATTCCGCTTGTCGCGCAGGTCTTCGTAGAACTGTCGAACCTCGTTCAGCTCATCACCGACGGCCTCCATGAGCGCGTCGATGACCGGCTTGCCCTTGAACTGCTCCACAAGATCATCCCGGAGCTTCTGGACATAATCAACCATCAATGACCACCTCGATTCGGTTCTCGTCGGTGACGGCCCGTTCCCGCGCCGAGATGGACACGCTGCGCTGATTGTAACTGCCGCCCGGCATATCTCCGTCATTCGGCGTTGCGTACAGCCACACGTCGATGTAGTCGATGCCGGACACCTGCAAATTGAACTTCTGAGGGATGACGTTTTCGCCCGCCTCAAGCCCGGCCATCTTTCCCAGAATCTGCTCCTTGATAAGTTCGGCGTAGTTGGCCGGAGGGTTGATGTTCGGACTCAGTGTGACTCCGACACGGAACCAGACCTTGACATACGTCGGGCGGTTGAAGCGAATCACGATGTCCTCGCCATAAACGCCGTGCAGGGTGGCTTCTACACTGCCGAAAGTGTTGATGCCGCCTGCCTTTGTGTTCAGGATTTGCTGGGCAATTTCCGTTGCGTCGCCGCCCTCGACTACGACCTCGATGCTGTGCGGCCACCGACCGGCAGAATCCACTTCGTTTGTGCAGTTCTCATAGGGGGCCACACTGACTACACCCTGCACATTCTTCAGGATGGCGCTCCTGATGCTTTCCAGCATGGCAGACGAGCGGTTGTAGATTTTGTTCGTATAGGACTTTCGGAACTCGATGTCGCTCTCTGCAAGCTGGCCCGCAATGTAGGAGCCGACATTGGAAACGGCATTCAGGCCCGGTACGGCCTTTACGATCTTCGTGATGACTCCATTCGGGATGAAAATATCCCCGGCGTCCACCGTTTCAAACGTAACGACGCTGCTGACAGACGCTGTGGTCAAATTCTCTGACAGAACCAGCGTGTTGGAGCTGGTTTCATCCACGGCTTCGATCACGATGGTGTCATTTATGACCGTGACATGGAAGTCTTTATCGGTAATGGCCGTCCCCAGCGCCTCTAGGGCTTCACTGGAGCCTTTTTTGACATCAGGGGTAATGGTGTATAGGTTTCCGTTAAGAGCCACCCCAAGGGCTGTTTTTGCCTCCGGGGACGCGAGGATAACGGTGGCCTTGTTGAAGGATGCTCTCGTGATCTCTGCGTCTGCGCTGGAAACAAGGTTCGTGGCCGGGCTGGTGTCGGATGCAATCGACGTGCCGACCGGAATAGTCGTACCGTCCACGCCGGTACAGAGGATGCTGTAGTAGGACTTTGCAGCCATTCCGCGCGTGGAGCCGCCGAACTGCGCCGCGTAATCAAGGCTCACGCCGGTCGCACTGGAAACGTACTCCGAGTGGTACACATCCACGCCAAATTCCCACATCTCTGCGATTTCATCTGCAACATTGGTCAGCAGGTGATTCAGCAAAGACTGTGGGTTCTGGCGGGTGTTCACGCCAAGGCGGTCTGTCATCTTGCTGTGCATATCCTCAAGGATTGCATCCAGACGTTTCGGGTTAGGCCCCTGCGGTGTTAAGCCATATTTTGCCACGGTATTCTGATCTCCTCTCTGAACCTGTCTTCGTCCGTAGTGAACGAAATTGCAACGGACGCACTGCGGTTCTTTTTGTCAATGTCAAACGAAATATCCGTCACATCCTTCACTCCATCAACGCTCATCACGGTTTCCCGGATAAGATGCCGGAGCTTGGACTCATTCGGATTTTTGACCAGCAGGTTCTCGAAGTAAGGGAAGCCCAGCGACGGCATCAGCCTCCACTCTCCGAAAAACCAGAGCAAACGAATACGGACAGCCTGAATGATGCTGTCCGTAGATGATATATCGCCCGCCGCCGAGATGTCCAAATCCCCGGTGGCATTGAGCTTCAGGTCAATCAAGCCTATTCCTCCCCTCACTGCGGCTTCCCGGTCGTGCCGCCGCTGTCACCCTTGTGCGTGTGGCCTGCAAGGCTGATGCTTCCGCCGGATGCGGCAATATCATCGCGGGCAACAATGCCGCCCTTGACCGTGAGCTTTCCTTCGATGGTCACGCCGTCGGGCAACACACTCAGCACGGTTCCGCTGACCTTGGCCTGCACGGTGTCCGGCGTGATCTTGACCTTGGTATCGCCCGCTGCAATAACGACGGCATCTTCATCGCAGGCCAGCTTCATGGTACTGTTGCCTCCAGCGACGATGTTTGGGATTGCAATGGCATTGGTCAGGTCGAACTTCAGCTTCGTATCCGTTTCATTACCGTACATCCAGTAGTCGAGTGCCTGCTCGCTGAACACCAGCAGACAACCATCGCCTGCCTTGACAGGCCATGCAATCGTGACGTTCTTGCTCTGCGGAAACATAACCGGGACTCCGGAGATTTCCGGGAAGTCCATCGTGCTGCCATCTGGCTTTGTGAACTTTGCTTTCGGCAACACGGTGGCGACGCCCTTGCCCGGGTCGTAGCTTTTTATCTCGCCCGGCAAAGCTGTGTGCATATCGTCTGTTGCGCTGCGAGCAGTCTTATTGATCTGGTCAACAAACTCCTGCATCATTTTTGCTTCACCTCCAGCAGACGAGCTGTACAGCTCCATGAACCTTCCATGTTGTCGCCCTCAATCCTGACGGAGTAGACCCGGAAATACCCCTTGACTATCTTGCTATTCAGATACACATAATCGTCCAGACCGATGGCGGCGTTCATCAGGTACTCCACGTCCCAGCCGTAGCTGTACCCCTTGTCCTCGTTGGAGATTTGGACACGCTCAGGGAGGCCCAGCAGGCCGGTTTCTGCCGACAGCTCATACACCTCGCGGCTCATGGTATCGCCCGGCTTTTTGACCTGTAGGACGCCGTTGTTGATGCTCCACGTCAATCCGCTGGTTTCGCAGGCTTTCGTCAGCACATTTCTTGCCGGGCCAACATAGCTGTAGCCATTCGGGATGTCCTTGAACTCTGCGTTGTAGGAGAAAGCAACCGTCACGCCCATCTGGTCTGCGGTGTCCTGTATCAGGGTCTTGCAGTTTACAGCCCCGGCATAGCTTACGGAAACGTAGGTGTCGCGGACTTCAATGCGGTTATCCACCAGCTCGATCTCCGTTGCCCTGTCTGCTCCGTCAGCTTTTGTCGTAGCAAATGTGACTACGCCGGTGAAGATGAGCGGACGGGTGTTGCCATACCCTGCATGGAGTACGACCACGCAGTCATTTTTACTCAATTCTGCGAGATGTTCATCGCTCAGGTTCCAGATGGTCACTTTTGCCGTGTTCTGGCTGTTGGTGTCAGCCTTTTCCACTGAGAACGAAACGTGCAGCGGTCGCTTGCCGCCGCCTATTTCAAATCCGGTCGAGCCTGCCTTTCCAGCGGATAAGCGGTACTGCCTGTCAAAATTCTTCACAGCATCCTCCCCTTTCGATGGCAACAAAAAAGGCTGCGTTTCCGCAGCCCATAAAGGTTTCTTACTTTGCCTTGCTGATTTCCTTCTTCAGCAAAACGCATTCCAAGATGATATTGTCCAGTCTTTCGATGAGCGACCCGCCATCTGCCGGAACCTGCTCCAGAAACCGCTTTGGATGGACTTCCACAATCGTTACGTCCTGCTCCTGCTTTTCCTTCTGCTGGGGAGGCTTGTTCCATCCGGGGTAAGCCCGCGCAACTTCCTCGCCCATTTCCTGTGTTTTTGGGATGACCTCATCCTCCAGCCAGCGAATCGCCGCATACGGAGCCGGTCTGCGGCACAGGAGCTTCACGGCGTTCTCAGCACTGAAGCAGGTGAACTCGCAGCGGCCTTTCCGCATCCCGTTGTCCCAAGGCACCTTCCGCAGCACGGAGTCGATACGGTTCACTCCCTTGTTGCCACCGGTGACGGCTTTCCTCGGCTGCTCATACCCGGCAATCGCAGCGAGATCAGGCCCGCAGAAGAACGGGGTTCCGTCCGGGTCAAACACGACCCGGAGTTCCTGACGTTCCGGTGTCGTGAAAATC